ACTGCATCAAACGATATGGAAGTTCTTATAGATGCTTGTAGTACAGTTGATGAACTTGCAGCGTTGTATGCTGATACAGGAGAGGGTCCAAAACCGCTAGGCGAGTGGCCTGAGGGGATTTAATGCCTCTAATTCTAGGAGCCCAATCAGCAGTATCAACCGGTTATTCAATAGACAATTCCTGTCGGTTTAATGGAGCTGATAGTACGGAGTTGCATTATACACAAGGAACACCTACCGATAATAATACATGGACATTCTCTTGTTGGTTTAAAAGAGCTTCAACAACTACTGAACGAGCTCTTTTTGGAACTACACCAAGTGGAAATATCACTAAATGTCGAATAATGGCTGATGCCACAGTACAATTTTTGGACAATCAAAGTGGTGATACAGGAAAATTAACAACAGATAGATTATTGAGAGATTCTTCAGCCTGGATGCATATGGTCTGTGTATGGGATAGTGATAATGGAGCAGCAGGAGATAGAGTGAGAATGTATATTAATGGAACAGAAGAAACTTCTTTTTCAACAGATACACAACCTAGTTCTGGTCAAGCAACTATATGGAATACTGCTTCTCAAGTTGCAAACGTTGGTAGAGATAATGATGGTAATTATTGGGATGGCTATATGGCTGACGTTGTTTTTATTGATGGAACTGCTTATGCCGCAAGTGATTTTGGGGAATTCAACGAAGATAGTCCAACCATATGGCAACCGAAAGATCCATCCGGATTAACTTTTGGAAATAATGGTTTCTGGCTTGACTTCAAGGATTCAGCAGATTTAGGAAATGATGTATCGGGAGTGGGTAATGATTTGACTGTAACTAATCTAATCGCAGCAGATCAAGGGGTGGATTCTCCAACCAATAATTTTTGTACAGTAGTTCCAGCTATGTCACCTACTAAAGCTACTATATACGCATATGGTAATACATTTGTTGAAGCTGACAATATAGATGTAGCGACTTGTTGTGCTTTTGGTCTTACAAAAGGTTCTTGGTACATGGAAGCAAAGGCAACCGACACCAATAATACTACCATCATTGGACTTGTACCTGCATATTTAATTAATTCAGTACCTACATCTAAGGGATTTGATATAGGAAGTGCTAACAACACCTTAAATATGGATCCAAGTGTAGGAATAAGAAATAATGGCAATTTATATGAAAAAGTGGATGGTTCTCAAGTAACTGTCACTACAACTAGTTATACGACTGGAGATATTATTGGTTTTGCCTTTAATCTAGATACTGGTGCATTAAGATTTTGGGTAGATGGAGTTGAAATGACTGGTTCACCTTATACTTTAGGTGATGGTAGTTATTCATCAACTAATTGGGTAACATCAGGTCCCATGTTACCTGGATTTAGACTGGATGGTGGAGCCGTTACTATTCTTGCTGGATGGGAATGTAATTTCGGTAATGGTTCGTTCGGAGCTACAATAGTAGCCTCACCAAATGCAGATGATAATGGCTATGGTCGATTTAAATACGCACCACCGAGTGGTCATCTGGCTCTTTGCACGAAAAACTTAGGAAGTGACGGAGGTTAAATGGCAGTTTATACAGCGATAGACGACGCAGGTAGTTTTTTTAATACAAAACTTTATACAGGTACAGGAAGTTCTTTAGCTGTAACAGGCGCTGGATTCCAGCCCGATCTTACCTGGATTAAAAATAGAGATGCTGCTGATTTCCATGTTTTAACTAATTCAGTAACAGGAGCCACTAAATATGTACGATCTAATGCTTCAACGGCTGAAACAACAGACGCAGAAACTCTTAAAAGTTTTGATTCAGATGGGTTTACAGTTGGAACTACGGCAGAAGTTAATACCAATACAGAAGATTATACATCTTGGAACTGGAAAGCAGGAACAACAACTGGAATTGATGCAACAGGAGCAAGTATAACTCCTTCAAGTTATTCTTTTAATGCTACATCAGGATTTTCCCTTATTAAATATACGGGCAATGGATCAGCAGGAGCCACAATTCCACATGGATTAGGAACTTCAGATATTGGTCTTATAATATGTAAAAATTTAGCTCTCTCAAGTTGGGCTGTTCAACATAAATCTTTAGGACCTACAAAATTTTTGTATTTAGATGAAACCCAAGCAGTACAGACAGATACAACTAGATGGAATGATACAGCACCAACTTCAGTTCTTTTTAGTGTTGGAACTAGTGGTGTAGTAAATACAAATACTGCAGAATATGTAGCTCATGTTTTTGCAAATGTACAGGGGTATTCAAAATCTGGAAGTTACGTAGGAAATGGAATTGCTAATGGAGCATTTGTCTACACAGGATTTCGACCAGCTTTTGTATTGTTCAAAGCTATAGCGACTTCAGAAAACTGGAATATTTATGATGATAAAAGATTAGGTTATAATGTAGATAATGATGCTCTAAATCCTAATACTACAGGAACTGGATATACAACAGATGATATGGATATAGTGTCAAATGGATTTAAATTGTTTACTACCAATAGCAGAGTAAATGGCAGTGGAGCTACTTATATTTACATGGCATTTGCAGAAGCACCTTTCGTCAATTCAAATGGCGTCCCCGTTAATGCTCGTTAAAGAAGTCGAAGCAAACATAAGATAATCTTCAATCTATACACAAGGCCTCCAATAGATTAAAATCATGGTATGCTTAGAAAAGTGAATTTTGTCCCAGGTTTTAACAAACAATTAACACCTTCGGGTGTAGAAGCAGGTTGGATAGGAGGCGATTACGCTCGCTTTCGTTACGGCATGCCTGAAAAAATTGGGGGATGGGAAGAAACTCAAACTAATATTTTACCCGGGGTAGGTCGAAAAATTTTTGGTTGGTTTGATACCCAAGGGAATCGATGGATTGCGGTAGGCACCAATAAGATTTTAGCCATCTGGTTTGAAGGTGAATTTCATGATGTTACTCCTTTGGATTCATCATTGGATCAATCGAGTGTGACTCTAACCACAACTACCAGTAGGGACGCAGCTACTCTTACTTTTTTAACAGCTCATAATTTAGATCCCGGCATGGTTATTATGCTGAGTGGTGTAACGTTGCCTGGTTCAGGGACCAGTATTACAGTGGCAGAGTTGGAAGGTAAAAAATTCGAAGTTCTTACTACTCCAACAGCGGGTACCCTTACTATTACACTTCCTTCCACAGAAACTGGTGCCGGAATCACGGGCCTCGGTTCAATGACGGTGCAACCTTATTATCGAATTGGAAATGCAACTCAAACTTATGGTTATGGGTGGGGCACTTCCAGTTGGGGTAATGGAGGCTGGGGTGATGCTTCAACTTCTACTCAAGTTATTTTACAGCCAGGACAATGGCAGTTAGATAACTTTGGATCTTTACTCCTAGCAACTATTAGAGGAGGAGCGACGTTTCAATGGGATCCTGAAAACGTAGACGTACCGACGGCCATTGCTACACGAGCCACGATTGTAACCAATGCACCAACAGCTTCTGAAACCATGATGGTTTCAGAAAAAGATAGACACGTTATTTTATTGGGCACAGAAACAACCATTGGTACTACGAACACACAAGACAAAATGCTTATAAGATTTTCCGACCAGGAAGATCGAAATGATTGGGTTGCGACCTCTACGAATACAGCAGGAACGATGCGATTATCCTCAGGATCAGAAATCAGAGCCGCTATTCAAGGTAGAGATTATATTTTCATATTAACCGATAAAGCGGCCTATGTAATGCAATTCGTAGGGCCACCTTTTACTTTTTCAGTAAGGCAGGTGGGCACAAACTGTGGGTGCATTGGCCATAATGCTGTAGCATTCGCTAATGGCCGAGTCTTCTGGATGGGAGATGCGGGAGGCTTCTTTCTGTTTGATGGTACTGTTAAAAATTTATCTTGTAATGTTGAAGACTATATTTTTGATGATATCAATTATACTTCAGGTCAAATTGTAGCTGCAGGAGTTAATAACTTATTTAGTGAAATTACTTGGTTCTATCCAACGGCTAGTAGTAGTGTCATTGATCGTTATACTTCCTATAATTTTGCTGAAAGCCCTAGTATAGCCGGAGGTGTTTGGACCACAGGAAGTTTGGCACGTACGGGCTGGATTGATGCGGATGTTCAACCGGATCCTTATGCTGTAGAATATTTAACTTCTTCAGATGTATCCGATACTCCTTTAATTTATGGAAATAGCGAAGGAATTACTAAGATGTATGCACAGGAAAAAGGAAATAATGCTGTAGATTCCGCTGGCGCTTCTACCGCGATTGCTGCTTATATCCAGTCAGGAGATTTTGATTTAGATGTAGACGGAGATGGAGAATATATTATGAAAATTAGAAGATTCATTCCTGACTTTAAAGTATTAACAGGCACGGCAAAACTCTCTTTAAATTTAAAAGATTATCCGGCTAGCAGCGAGACTGCTTCAGGATTAAGTCCTATTTCAATTACGTCTGCAACCACTAAAGTGGATGTAAGAGCTCGAGCCCGTCTTATTAATTTAAAAGTAGAAAATGATGCGGTTAATGAAACGTGGCGCTTTGGAACTTTCCGAGCAGATATTCAACCCGATGGAAGAAGATAATGGCTAAGGTAACTGTAACTTTTCAAGAACCTACCGATGAGTACGAAGCTTCTAATCAACGTATGATTAAATTTAAATTAGAGCAGCTTAAAACAGAACTTAATACCTCATATCAACGAACGATTGAAAACGATACACAAGCTTTTCAGTGGTTTAATATGAGTTATGGCTAAGAAACAAAAATTACAGTATGGATATTCACATGTCAGACATCTCCATCGAAAAAGGCCTGGACGTCATGCTAAAAAATGTAGTAAAAGAATTCCTAGGCATAAACGCTCGCGAGGACAAGGACACTAATGGCAATACAATATAGAAATCAATCTTTTGATTTAACAACAGATGTTATGACAACGGTTTTAACTATGGATGAGAGCTCCCGGGCTATTTTACAAAATATTCAAGCTGAAAATACAAGCACAGGAACCGTAGACGTCGCCTCAGCTGTGTTTGATTATTCAGCAACGGCGACTACACAAATGAGCACCATTCAAATGACCACCCTGACGACTCAAAATCTAGCTAAAGGACCCGTGGTTTTAGAGGAACAGGATGCCTTGAAAATAAAAGGGGGAACTGCTAATGTCATCAAAGGATTAGTTTCCTACGCTTTAATAACAGGAGATCAAGGAACAGCTTAATGAAAACACTACCGGCGAAAGCCAAAGAAATTGTTAAACATAAACGTACAGGAAAGATCTATGCGTCCAAAGCAGCATTTGATGCAGACGTAGCAGATCCTGCAACTGATACGACTGCGGAAGATTTTAGACAAGATTTAGAAATAACTGTTGCATCTTTAGAGGTATTCGGTAAAACTAATTAATGCAACCTTATGGGGGGACCGAAATTCAATTCGATTATCTCCGTAAATACAGCAATCGAAATCTTCTAGACCTTGTTCAAATTACGACTTCCGTTCCGGAAAAAGAACCTCTTCATCCTTTACGGCCTAATATCTTGTGGATTAAAAATTCATACGATCAACCAAATCTTGCTCCATGGTTTAATAAAAAAGAAAATCATAAAAAGTATGATTGGTATGTCTTTAACTCTCACTGGACTTATGAAAAATTTAGATATTTTTTTAATATTCCTGATACTAAAGCCCTCACTATAAAAAATGGGATTGATTATGATGAGCTTAAACTCAAAACAGACTTTACCTATAAAGCTCCTTTAAAATTAATCTATTTTTCTACTCCTTGGCGAGGATTAGACGTTCTTTTAGATGCCATGGAACTTATTAAAGAAGAAAAAGATATTATTTTGGATGTTTATTCTAGCACTATTATTTATGGAGACGAATTTCATCGGGATAATGAACCCAAATTTCTTAAACTCTATGAACGAGCAGGAAATTTAAAAAATGTAAATTATAAAGGCTATTGTCGCCATGATGAGCTAGTAGGAAAATTAAAAGACTATGATGTTAGTGTTCATCCTTCAACATTTGAAGAGACTTTTTGTATTTCCGCGATGGAAGCCCTAGCGGCTGGTTGTATGCTAATCACCACGAATCTCGGAGCTATTCCAGAAACCTGTGCTGAGTTCCCTATTTATATGCCTTATTCGACCGATAAAAAATATTTAGCTGCCCAAACTGGGGAAACCATAAAAAATGCGAAAACTATTCTTAGTGGAAATGATCCCAGTCATAACTTGAAATTTCAACAACAATACTATAAAAACTATTACGATTGGAAAGTGATTGGATCCTTTTGGAACCGCTTTTTAAGAGGAGCTATTTATGCCAGACGAAAAGAAAAAAATCTTTGAAGACCGAAAAGCTAAAAAACTTGAAGCCATTAAAAAATCTAAAGGCTTATTTATATCCACCCCCATTCATTCAGATGTTTGTTTGCATTATATGAAGTCCTGCTTGGACTTACAAAAGGAATGCCTACTTAATAATACCAATATTACTTTTCAACTTATGAAAAGCAGTCTAGTCACTCAAGGACGAAACTTATGTGTATCCAGTTTCCTGGACTCCACTGCCCATCAAATGTGTTTTATTGATGCGGACATTGCCTTCTCGGTTCGTTCCATTTTTAGACTTTATGAATGTCCTTATGAAGTTGCTTTGATTGTTTATCCTATGAAGACTGTCGATGCCGACAAATTTAGAAAAGATGATATTAGAAGACCGAGTGATCATCCTGATACTAAAGGCTATCTATTTCCTGTAAGACTCCCTAATATTAATGAGATTCCTATGGATAATGGTTTTATCCAAGTAGAAAGAGGACCAGCGGGATGTATGATGATTAAGCGTACCGCTTTTGATAAATTAAGAGAAGCTTATCCTGATTTAACTATAAAACAAAAAACATTGGTTAATGGTAAAATGGTAGAGCGTCCTAACTATTATAATTTCTTTGATACTTACTATAGTATGGAAACTAAGCTGTATTTAGGAGAGGATTTTAATTTTTGTAAGTTATGGACTGATATAGGGGGGAAAATATATGCTTTAGCCGATGAAGAAATCTCTCATGTGGGCGAAAAACTGTATCGCGGAAAATTACTTCAAGAATTCATCAAAACCTCTTCGGGTAATCTTTCAACTGAAAAAGACGAAAAAAAGAGCTCTTAATTTTTGAGAATTCAAACCTTTTATCCCATTATCTCCCATAGCTCCTAATACCCACAGTATTGATAAGACCCCGTAATACCGTTAAAATGATAGTTACTTAAGTATTTATTATGGATCCAATAACAATAGCATTAGCCACGTTTGGCATACAGAAATTACGCGGAAAATCAACAAAGCGCTCATTCCGAGACGCTCTGATTGCTGGAGGTATTGGCCAATTAGGCGCAATGGGAGGAGTTCCAGGATTGCAAGGTTTTGGTAATCCTCAAATGGCAGGAAGTCTTAGTGCTGGAGGAAGTTATATAGGTGGAGCTCAAGCAGCCAACATGAATATTGCCTCACAAGCCGCAGCTACTATGCCAGGAAAAGCAGCTTCATGGGCGTTGGGTAAACCTGCAATTGC